ACCTTCACATTCTTTAATCGAATAATTCGCTAGTACATTTGCTATCGCACACACCAATGTATTTCCTTCCTTGGGAATCTTATTACCGTTTAAAATCTCTATTAAAGTATTTTCTGCATTGTATATACTGATCTCCGCTTTCTCAAACTGTGTAACAAAATAACTTTCCAGAATAAGAATCCTTGCTTTTGTTGAAATCGGATCATTCCCTGAGTATCGTTGCAAAATATCAAAACTAAAATTTTCTTCACCATATTTATTGAAATCATTCTGTAATTCTCTATTATAGTGATGATTCTTTCTAAGCTGAGGAATATGCTCATCATGCCATCTTCTATAAATATCCAAACTCTCGCCTATATATAATTTACCTGTTACCTTGTTTGTAATGGTATAGATCCCTGATACTTTATTTGTTGTCAAAATATATAATTTAGGTTCCTTTAATTCCTTCAATAATACTTCTCCTTTACTCAAATAGTGTTTCAAAATTATATAAAATAGTGCTTGCTTTTGCAGTCCATGTGTGGTAATCTATTGATAAAATTTAATAGCAGTTATCCACACATGGAACTGCATTTTTTGTTTGCACAAGAAAAACGCTGAAAACCCTTGATTTTCCTATGTTTTTTGAAAAAGTGAGAGGGAAAAATCGGACTACTGATTTGCACTTTAATAATTGGGAAAAGCATTGATTTTCTTATGTTTTTGGTGTTTTAGAAAGTGATTTTCCGTACCTATGTATAGAGTGTATTATATTCCCTTGGGGATACATCTAGGGGAAAGGGTATGGTTAAGCTAATAATTCTATTAGTATATCTCCAGTGTTATCTACTTCTACATTTCCATCCTTACATCCACAATCCATACTCACAACATTATTGCTTGGTATATCTATTTTTATATCAATATTACTATCATCAATATAAGTTGTATCATTATGTTTATCTGTATACTTTTGAGAATACAGATTATACCAGTTACCTTTATCACTTCTATATTGAACTACATCAATACATTGTGCAGTTTGTAAGTTACTAATTGCTTCTACAACATGAGACTTTCCTATACAGAGAATTCTATCTAAATCTTCCATTGTACAGGATTTACCATCTTTTATATTATTCACTATACAAAGGAACACTTTAAATTCGTTTTGTGTTATCTGCTTTGAAATAAATGCTCTCGCTGTACTGTAATAAAATTCAATATTATGTTCATCATCTAAAATTTTCAATCCACGTTTGATTTTTATTCGCATATCATCATATGTTACTTTTTTCTTTCTACATTGTTCTGATGTTGGCTCAATCAATTCAATGCAATGATGTTCTTCTAACTTTTCCAATGTTTTTTTGAAAGTTTTTATATCCATACAAAGCTGCCATTTTCCATGATTTTTGTATTGCATCTTCATTTTCAACTCTTTTACAGTAAATGGAATCCTTGATTTTGGTTTTATATACTTGTATAAAATCGTCATTATCAAAAATTCATATCCACTAAGGCTTACTTTTCTATCATTACGCAATCTTCCATCCGTCAATAGCTTCTGTGGCATTTTTACACCAATATTTTCTCCAATGGATATATTCTTCTTTTGGATTGCTTGCATACAATGAAATTTATCACATTGACGCTTGACAATTTCTTTTACTCTTGGATCGTCTATTTTTTCCCAACATCCATTTAGTTTATATACATCTTCTTTATCTAAATAGAAATCAATGTCTTTTCTTACGGTATTTGGATTTTTCGGTGGTCTACATCTTGTATTCCAGTCTAAGCATATTTCTCTCACTTTATCTTCTGTATATCCGTTAAATCTAAGCATTGAAATAATTCTTCCTAGCCATGTATCTCTATCATACTGATCCGCACCTTCTCTTAACATCTTTTCAGTACATAGACAAGGATAAACTTTTATATCTAAGCCATCACCGCTATAATCCCATTTCTGCAACGGTTTTGATTCCAATTCACATTCTAAAATCTTTTTTGCATTATCTACTCTATGCTTAATATATCCTACGTTGCATGGATGGAAATGCTTGACCTCATACGGATGCTTTTGGTAGTGATCTATTTCTTTTACTAATGGGAATTTCCCATTTTCATCTGGATTTTTCCGATTAAACGTACATGGTATTCTTGCTACTTGTGTCACTTTACAGGCGTTGGTATCTGCTCCAACTAATGCACATATTTCTTTATTCAATTCGCTTATTTCTCTGACTTTACAAGTAGGTGGAATAATCACATAATAGTGGTATCCATGTCCAGAATCATAAAATGCGTGTAAGAATAGATTTGGCAGCTTATCCTTAATCATTTTGGTAAAATCATGTGCATCTTTTAAATTTGGATAGTCTTTCTTATCAAAATCAATAAACAATACTTTCTGTTGTCTCATATTAGCTTCTCGCCTGTGAAGTTCGTCATACTTATCTGTTTTCACAGTAGCAAGTGCATTATAAACATGGAAATTGTGCTTATATCGCTTTATGTACTCTTGGTATTGCTCAAAATTCTTTACATACTTGTGAAATTTTATCTCATTTCCATCTTCATCTAATACTGGATTTCCTTTTTTATCTGTTTTTACCAAGAATAAACATATATATTCATTCTCTTTTAAAACTTTCGGAAACAACATTTCATAGTACCTTTTTAAATATTCTGTTTGCGTGTTGCTAATAATACATTCCTCCAATCTGATTCTTTTCTTCTCGTTTCTACATAATTTCTACTCATAATCGTCTTCTCCTTCTAAAGGGCGTGAAGACGGTATTTATATAACAACACCGTCTTATTGTTTATAGTTGCATGATATATTTCTACTTTTAAAACTCATTTAAACAACAATTTTCTTATCCGTACTATTTCAATAACTCATTCCTCCTCCGTCACTTCTAAAATTTTCTCAATCTTTTCTTCAACCACACCCTCACCAACACCAAGATAAACAGTAACTATAATCTCTGTATCAGGATTTTTTCTTCCACATTCAGTTATGTAACCATTCAATTTATGATCCCGTTCATAATGCCATCCAATCGCATCCGAGAATACACCAGATTCACAGAGAAAATCCAAACTGTCTTTGAATTTATCAGTTTCTATGGTTTTTGTTTTTCTGGAAGTCTTATAATAAACCTCTGCTTTTGTGATATGTAACAGGTTATTTGTGATTGCTTCATTGATTTTTCTTGTTGTTGTTACTTTTCTCATGATTTCCTCCACCTATAAATAATACTTCTTCACAAACTCTTTTAATTCTCTTATCATTCCAGCCTTAACAGAAGGATCAATATGTCCTACGAAATCAAGCTGTACTCTGATAGTTCCATTAAGTTTTATTTCGTAACCGCCAAATAATAATGCGGTCAGATATAAAATTACCCCAGCTCTTTGCGAGTTGGAGTAATTCACTATAATTCACATGCGATTTTTGATAGATTGGAGTTTTTCACTCCAAGGTGCAAGCTCTGCGAGCTGATCATCGGTCATCTCCTTCGTTGGCCGGTGCTCCAGCAGAAATTTCAGATATCCGTAGATGTTCAGGTCATGCGCCTTTGCCATTTCAACCATTGTATAGACTACAGCACTGGCATTGGCTCCATCAACAGAATCACTGAACAGCCAGTTCTTCCGACCGACGGCAAACGGACGGATTGCGTTCTCGCTGAGATTGTTTGTGAAGCTGCAGCGACCATCCTCCAGATAAGTCTGTGCTGTTTCCCGCCGGTTAAGGACATAATTCACCGCTTTTTCCATGCGGGTATTCCGGACTGGCTTTTGCTGCTCAAGCCACGACCAGAAAGCCTCCAGAACAGGTTTTTCCTTCTCGAGACGCAGCTGCTTACGCTTTTCATAATCACCGGGATATTTTTTGCTAATGGAATCCTCTATGGCAAACAGTCGGTTACAGTACTGGACTCCCTGTACTGCCGGCTGGCTGTAATCATACTGTTTCCCTTTGGGAACGGCATCGATAAAGTACCGGCGGATGTGTGCCCAGCAGGAACACCGCTTGATATCCGGCAGGCTGTTGTAACCCTGATAACCATCCGTTTCCAGATATCCGTGATAGCCTTCCAAAAACTCCTTTGCATGGCTGCCGCTCCTGGTTGGAGAATAGCCATATAAGATAATGGCTGGAAGACCGTCTTCGCCGCTGCGGAACAGCCACATGAAGGATTGCGTCTGTGCCAGGCGATCTTCTTCCTTTAATACCTGGACTCTGGTCTCATCTGCCATTGCGAAGCTGCGCTTCAGCAGTTCCCGGTGGAAATAATCATACATTGGCTGAAAGTAATTCCGGGAGCAGTGGATAATCCAGTTGGCAAGCGTCGTCCTGCTAATCTGGGCGCCATACTGCTTCCAGTCTTTCTCCTGACGGTAAAGGGGAAGTCCGTTGGCGTACTTCTGATACATTGTCCATGCAACGGTAGATGCACTCGCCGGGCCTTTTCCTACCAGAGCCTGCGGAACCTGAGACTTTACGATCACAGGTTTTTCTGTGTCTCCCAATCCTTCCTTACAGGACGGACATCCATAACTCTGGCTGTAGTATTCGATTATTTTGCATGTGGCTGGAATGAATTCCAGCTCACGGCGGACATACTCTTCGCCGATCAGAACCATCTGCGTACCGCAGACCGGGCAGGCCTGATCTTCTTCCGGAAGAGGGATGACTACTTTTTCAACCTTCAAGTCTTTAAAAAGATCCTTATGGGTTGCTTTCTTCTTGCGGGCATGCTCCCGGACCACGGTCTCTTCTTCCAACAGGGAAGGATCTTGTTCCACTTCCGCTTCATCAAAAAGGTGCTGTTGTCCTGGAATGTCATCGCTCCTTCTTTCGCTGGAGGAACCAAAAAGCTTTTTGGTAAGATAGTCCACCTGTTCCTGAAGGGCTTTTTCGTGGCTGGTTTTTTCGTCAATAACAAGACGGAGAGAGCTGATCAGTTCCGTCTGCTCAGAGATCATTGTTTTCAGTTGTGTTATGGTGTCCTTCCGCTCTCGCAGCTGGATATCTTTTGCACTGGAAGCCATCGTTCTCTCCTTAGATTTGATACCTTTATTATAGCAGAAATACAGCCATTCCGAAAGGAAAACAAGGGTTGAAAAACGCTGAATTTATAAGGAAATCAGCTATTTTTCTGTGCAGGATTTTTACCGGGATCCAGATGCTTTTTTACTCTGCTTTGAGTGCTTTTGGCTGGTCGATGTCAATTCCTGACATCAGCCAGTCGAACTCCCGCCAGGAAAGATTCCGAACTTCCGACTGCTTCCTTGGCCATTGATACCCGCCCCGGACAGACAACCGTTTATAGATCAGGACAAAACCATCCGGTTCACGGAACAGAGCTTTGATCCTGTCCCGTCTTCTTCCACAGAACAGGAAGAGCGCACTGGATGTCGGATCCATCTTAAGCTGGCCTTCGATCATGGCACAGAGACCATCGATCGATTTGCGCATATCTGTATAGCCGCAGACAATGTAGATTTTTTCGAGGCCGGAGATATCACCTAACATGAGGCCTCCCGGATCAGGCGGAGTGTCCTAGTGAGCAGGGCAGGATCGGCATCATTGCTGATGCGGATTGTCACATCATTCATGGACACTTCAATCGTATGTGAATTGTCAGGATTCGTTTGGTGCATCTGCGATGCTGTATGCTGTTCCGGAAGGTGATCCGAAACAATGTCAATGGGAACCACGTCCTGCTTTAAACGCGGGATCTCACAATGACCATAATTCGGTGCTGGAATCTGATCCGCTGCTGTTTTCCTGCAGCGGCTGACCCAGTTATAAAAAGTGCTTACAGCGATACCGTTTTCACGGCACCAGTCAGCATCTGTCATGCCGCTTTGGCGGCATTTATTGATAAGCCTGATCTGTTCCGCCATCGGAACACGGGCTTTGCGAGTAGTTGCCATAACCTATCCTCCGTAATTGTAGTGAAATAGTTTAACTATATTTCATTTACAATTATAGAGGGATTCAGGAGATTAGAAAATCCGCAGGAATATTTGGCGCTTACTTTATTTCATCTCTGATATTCGCTATACCTTGGATATTTCCGTTGTTATTTAAACATGGTATTTCTACTTCTTGTCCTACTAAATCCCATATAGATTTACCCATATATGATATTCTCCTTATTTACAGGCGATATATCAAAAAATTCAAATATACCGCCTTGTGATTGTTATTATATTTACTTCTACATTTGCTACGCTGACTTTTCTACAATCTCAAAACCTGCATAGGCAGCCAAATCAAGAAATGTCATACCTTGTTCGCTCGACTGAATCACATTGTTCTGGTCTACTACCATATAGGCATTTTCACCTAAAGCCGTTTTCATATTTCCAACATGTAAACCGTCTTCTTTCAATGAATCCTCTATCATCTGCATTGTCAAAATCGGCTTGACGTTTATCGCCTGTTCTCTACTGTCCTTACCGTCTCCAACTCCAAGTTCGTATTCGACCATATCATCCTCATGTAATGACTTAAATCCTTCTATCTGAAGCTGTGAGTAGTGACAGAATACATTTTCACCTGTTTCGGAATCCGTAAGGAATCCCCATCCTTTTATTGTGTCAAAAAATTTCACCGTTGCGTTTCTCATAGTTATAATCCTCCGCTTTTTCTAAATGATTTGATTTGGTAGACAGTATTTCACCGCCCACCTATTTATTCTCTTTTCATTTGTTCCCTTATTTCAAATTATGCTTTCTGCTTTTTGTCATGCTCTTTTTGAAGTTCTTCCAACGACTTATACTCTGAAATATCAATATCAGCCATACCAATTGTAAAACTGATTGTGTATGTACCGTTGGATTCTTCTATAGCTTCAATGACATCTTCATCAAGTGTAATCGATCCTGTGACATTGTTTTCGCTATCCCTTGATACAAACCACAATTCAGACTTTAAATCATCCTCATACTCGATTGTGCCTCTGGTCATCTCAATAGAGATTCCATAATGATCCGTGGATGATACATTGACGTATTTCCCCTCAAATGCGTGTGCCAGTTCCCTCATTGATACTTCTCTTGCTTCTGTTGTGTTTGACATAATTTTAATCTCCTTTTTGGTTTATTGATGATAGGTGGCGATATACCACCCACCTATATTTACTTGGAATATCATACACATTTCACAGATATTACTTTAATATTGTTTTGACATTTCCTTGACGTTTACTTGTCATTTACTCATTTCTTGCCTTCCATAAAATCCAAGTTTCCAAGTTTACTGACATGTTTTCTGTCTCTCTGCCGTTCTTCATAAGCTGTTTTTGCTATTTCTCCGAGTTTTGCAACATGTGACACTGGATAATCCAAACCGCTAACGGCAACTAATGTACTTCTTCCGTTATATCCTTCAAAGACATTTTTAGGTTTTCCGACTTCCGCAATGATGCTATCCTTTTCAATATCTGAATTGTTCCGTCCAGCGTGGATAATGGCGATATTCTCACAAATCTTATTACTTTCAATCGGTGCAAAGATACCGTCCTTTGTCAACTTCTGCAATAACAACGCCTGATCTAAACTCTGATTTTCCTTTGCTCCCATCAGGCTAATAACCATCATCCCACCGTCTTTTAACATTTCAAGCCGTTCTGATTCATCAAAGTTGTTTAACTCACCATATGAATCATTGGTTAGGAATGTATCAAGGAACTTTGTAAAGGTACTGTTCAGACTTGTATAATCTTTCCCACTGTTATTATTGATGAAAAACGTAGCTCCAAGCCCTTCAAGTTCCTGTAACTCAACTACCGCCTGATATGCGTTT